GTTCTAAATACATTGTCCAAAGGGTTTAAACCATCTAAATTCCTAATTGCACCTACTACCAAACTTGAAGCATAAAACCCATTTGCAAGGGTTATGTTTGTGTCTGAATTGATTGCAGTCAGTATTAAATCGCTTATCGTTTCGGCTCTTTTATAACCAAAGTTACTATTTTTTATGACAATGTCAACATCAATGGTAACCGAGTTAGTGTAACTGATTTTGCCTTGTTCTTGGTTTGAAGTTCTGCCACTCATAATGATATATTCATTAGGTGCATTATCAGGTGCAATACCATCATAAACAGGCAATGCACTTGAACTTGTCAAGTTAGTATAAAACCACTTCTTTACTTCTATATTAGGATTAAGCATTTAATAATTGATTTAGTCTTTGTATAAGTTTGGGTTTTTCCATTTCATAGGCTGGTATTAAGAATGGTTGTGGTCGCATACCTTTATTTAATATGCTTAAAGCTATTACATAAGCTAATCCTTTATCATTTTTTCCATTACCAATACCCTTTCTTTTTACCCACAAAGTTAAGGCTTCAACCATATCTTTAAACTTGCCACTACTTTTACCTTTAAATTGTAGAGCATAAGATGAAAAGTCAGCTGGAACATTTACTTGTGGTCCTGTGCCAAATTCAACATAAGCAGAGTATGAAGCGTTTGCTGCAACTGTATATGTTAATTCACTATCTTTTGTTAATGCTATTGAATTTCTTAATTGACCTAAATTAATAGGTGCTAATTTTTTAGCTTGATTCTCTATTTTAAGTGCAGATGCATTTATTTCATTACTTACATCATCTTTTAATGCAGTAGTTAAATTATTTAACTTTCCTTCAAGTTGCTTCATCCCACTTAAACTTACTGCAAATGCCATTAGAAGTACATTAATATTTCATAAAATCTAAACTGATTCTCTACATCCTTAATTGAATGTATTGTGTACATTTCGCCCTCTACCTGTATTTTATAATTATCAGTAATTGTTACATCATATCTAATAAATAACTTAGCAGAACGAGTAAAACTCAATTGGGCTTCCAATAATGCTCTATTTTGGTTATCTGGGCGAAAATCTCCCCAAACGACCTCTTGTAAGGCGAAGGTAGTTGTATAGCCTCCTTGACCATCTGAGACCCTTGTAGGCACATATAACCCCACCTCCATTGTCATAGAGTTGGTATCTACATAATTTGTTTTTGCCCTTCCTATTCTCATAATATTGGTGATTGTCTGGTCCATCTTTGACAAGCCTTCCAAGTCTTTTCACATATTCCCTTGTCTCCATCTAGTCCTCTATTTTCATAATCAAATGATACTTGGTCTAAAATAGCTATTTTTAAGTCTTTAGGTAAGCAATTGAACCCAGCCATATATTGAGCAGACATATTAGTAAATAAAGGTCTCCTTACTTTAGGATATTGGTCTCCTACTAATACATAATTTTCTGTTGCTATTTCATCTCCTTGCTCATCAAACAAAGCCATAAAGAACGTTACTGGACCAAATGGCAATTCATATCCTCCAGCTTGATTATCAAACCAAACGTTCACTTGTCTAGGGATAAGGCTTAAATTAGTAACCTTTTCAATAGATTCTCTAGCTTGAGTTATTAATTCTTCAAATAAATCATCTTCTGATGCAGTTGTAACACGACAATACAATTTTGCTTCTGCTACTGTTACACCTTCTACTACTGGAGTATTATCTATGAAAGTATAATCATTTAGAAAGTTATACATATTTCCTTTTTTACAAATTTACATTATTTATAATAAAAAACCCCACCGATTAAGATGGGGTCTTTATATCTATGTAAGATTAGAACTATACGTTTCCTAAGTCAGCAAAAATAGCTGAAGTTGGTTGCATTAAGTTAATATCTTCATAACACTCAATACGAGCAGTAACCATATTTTGTTGGAAGTTACTAGCATTCTCATAAGAGAACTCAATAGCCATTCCTTCAACCTCAATACGCTCTACGAAGTTGTTATCTAAAATAAGTACTTTATCATCAGTAACCCAAGATGCAGCAATTACTGGAGTTCCCCAGATTGTCATACCACCATTAGGATTAACGATAACACTACCAGAACCAGCATAATAACCAGCAGTGATAGTTTCTTTCAATAAACGACCTAATTGAGAAGGACTTACTAAAGCAACAGAAGATACAAAGTTTGCACTCTTTTGGTTGCCAATGTAGTCAACTAATTGCTTTAAATCAACAGTCTCAGCAGTTGTAGTAGAACCAGTTGCAGCAGCAGAAACAGTAGAGAAGAACGCAGCATTCTCAGCTTTGTAGAAATCTCTAGTCAACATTCTTGGTAAAGTTGTGCTTAAGAAAGGTAAACTTCTAGCCATTTGCTTAGAGAAAGTAGAGAAACCAGCAATGTAGTCATTAACTACTTTTACTTCGCTTAATGCGTAGTTGTTCTCACCTTTGTTTGAACCTTCAGTTTGAGCAGCAATGTTGTTAGTTGTAGCAGTCTCTTTGTAGAATACATAAAGACCTGATTCACTTCTTACAGTTGGTACTAAATCACGGAAGTTGATTGCTTGACTTGGTAATACTGAAGCATTAGGAGCATAAGATGCTTGAGCATCTCCTGTTAAACTTGCAGATAAAGTCATAGACTTTACATCTCTTAAATCTAAACGGAATTTACCATTTGATTTCATTGATTTCTCCATCTCATCTAATTTACCATCTAATTTCTCAATGATAACTTCGTCAAGATGTTTTACTTCACGCTTTGCAGCTTTTTTTGTTGCAGCAGCTTGAGCATCAAATTGTTTTTGTGCTTCATCTCTTACAACTTTAATTTCAGCTTTAGTTTCTTCTAACTTAGCCTCAATGTTAGCTTGAAAACCTTTAAGGTTCTCAGCCATTTCGTTAATAATGTTTTCCATTTTTACTTTTTTAATATTTTATTAAATTCTTTAATTGCCTTCAGGACTTGTTCATCATTGTTTTTAATTTCCTCAATTATCGGCTCAGATGATTGCTCGGTCTGAGTGATTTCTTTAATGATTTCAATTTCTAATAATTCTGATTGAATCCTTTTTATTTCAATCTCCATCAACGCAAAGGTCTCATCTGTGAAACGACCACCTTTAAACGCTTTCAAGAGTTTCTCTAGCCTATTTGCTAATTGCTCTTTCTTAACTTCACTTTTAACAGAGATAGTTGGTGTCTCTGGGTTTGCTGCCCATAATACTGCACTACCTTCGTAAAGTTTAAGTTCACTTATTGTTCTTATTCCGTTCTTATCTACACTTGAATTAATTGTACTAAATCCAATTGAATGTTGATTGATAAGACCTGCATCATACATTTTAATCATATCCTCACCAGTCTCAGTTTCTACTATTGGAGTGATTGCGATTAGCATATCTCCCTCAACATATAATTGCTCTGGTTTACCTATTACGGCTTCCATTTCAGCACAATGGTCAACTAAAGACCAGATTAAATTCTTTCCTGCTGGACCTCTTTCCTTTAGAGTTTTAGTAAAGGCTTCAGGAACTATAATGTCATTATCTAAATCAATGTTTCCTGTTCTTGCCCAAACTGCTTTAACTCTACGAGTTTCGGTATCAACATCCATTACCTCGTAACCAATATCTTGTTTTTCAACAATCGTATCTTTTGATGAGTATGTTTTCATATTGACAAAGTTATTATTTTTTTTGTTATTGTATTAGTGATGCTATAAGTTTTGATATTGCTTGACCCATTACATTTTGTAAGGCATTCCAAATAACTGCTATTCTACCCATTGGAGGATTGTCTGCTAAAGTTAAAAGTTTACCATTTGCACCTCTTACTGCCTCATATCCTAAAGTACATCTGCAATTACAAACATTGGCAGCACTTGCTTTAGAATCGCAAGGGTGGTCCATAAATTCATAACCTAAGCCTACTTGATTATTAGGAACTTGAAATTGTTTCTCCATAGGTAACTTAACCCCATCCATAATTAAATGGTCCGTATGGTCTCTTGGCTCTCTCCTCGTTCTGTTATCTCTTGCTGCAATCCATTCTTTTAATGTAACTAATCCAGTTGCAGTTGCACCAACTTGTGAACCTATGTTTGCTGCTCTGCCTGTTTCCGTTCTAGCAATAAGTTCGGCTCTATAATCGGTAATGCCTGAAGTTCTAAGCAAAGCAATTGTTTGAGGCAATGTAAGATTTTTCTCTGCTGATTCAATTAGGTATCTTCTTATCTGTTCTTTGGTTGTATCGGTAATATCTGCTGCTAATTGGTCTAAGCCATCATTTTGGAGTACTTGGATAATAGCATACTGAAAAGCATCGGTTTTAGCAGACTTGTACTCCATAGGCACATAAATGCCCTTTACAGACTTTTTAACGGCACTTTCGCTTATTTGAGCCATCTTAGTACCCATAGCTAAATGGAGCTTGTAAATGGTCTTTTTAAGGGCTTTGTCGCTAATTTT